CGCACCATCTCGCCGCCGTCTAAACTTAAAAATGCAAAGTTTCCGAAAATACGTTATTTTTGAACTTTTTGAAACGTTAAAATTTCATATAAATTGCTATAAATTGCTATAATTTTAAGAAAATTGGTGTAAATTTGGTGTACGATTTTTTACCTTACACCAAAAATCTTGAAACTACATATTTACAGCACTTTCGGAAATTACTTCCTGCATTTTATTAGCCACATCTTCCGGTGTTTTATGCGTATATACATTCAATGTGGTACCAATGTCTGAATGCCCCATTACCAACTGCAATGTTTTAACATCCATGCCTTTTTCTATCATCCTGCTACAAAACGTATGCCTTAAAACGTGAGGTGTAATTCCAGAAAAATCTTTTCCAAAATCTCTTCTTGCACTTTCCTTAATTGATATCATTGTTACTTGCAGATTTTTCCTTGTCTTTGGATTTCCAATACGATTCAAAAAGACAAATCCGCTATATCCATCAATTATCTTCTCAACTTTTGGTCTGTGTTCCATAAATTTTGTTATGAATGCTTGTACAACATCGTCATCCATTGCCAAAATTCTATTTCCAGCCTTGCTCTTTGGTGGAATCAGAACGTATTTTCTGTTGATTAAGTGCAATTGTTTGTTTACGTTGATTCTCCTGTTTTTAATGTCAATGTCCTTAAATGTCAATCCATAAAGTTCGCTAACCCTCATTCCTGTTTTTAGTAAAATTACAATATCTGGATATGATTTTTTAAAATACGCGTTATTTTTAACATAGTCCAAATATTCCTGTTCTTTCTCTACTGAAATGCTTGTCCTTTCTTTTCGGTCATCTTCTATGATTTTGTTTAATTTGAAAAGAAATGGGTTTTTTACAATGTAGTCATCTTCTACTGCCAACTGAAAAGCCGGCGAAAGAAATGCTTTCAAATTTTGGATAGTTCCATAAGAATACCCAAAATCGCTTAACTTCATCATATACATTTTTGCATCTGTAGTATGGATTTTGTTTATTGGAACGTTTAGGATACCGATTTTTTCCATCAACGTTTCAAAATACTTGTATTTTTGCTTTGTAGTAATCTTGACATTGTTAAGTTCCTTGTATCTTGATACTAATGTTTCGACTGTCATTTTCCCATCTTCCCAAGATATTTTAGAAATTTTCTCGAGCCTTGTTACTTCAAGTTCTTTTTCTCTTAATTCCTGTAAAGTGTTAGCATATATCGTTCTTCTATTTTTCGATATGTCTGTCCAACGATACATATACGTTCCATTTTTCCTTTGACTTTCCCCCTTTTCTAGCACTCTTCCATTTGAATCCTTTCTTTTTACCATAATGACTACTCCTTTCAAAAAGAAAAGAGCATCGCACGTCAGTATAATAACATATGCAATACTCTTTTTCAAGTGATGCAAACTTGCAAAATGTTACAAAACCATCATTTTGTCAAGAAAATCTTCCATTTTTTTCTTCTTTATCAACTTTTTAGTTCCAACCATAAGTACAAGTTCACTCTTGTTTTCCTCAATGATTGATCTTATCCGGTCAGAGCCTATGTTGAAATATGCCGATGCTTCATCTACTGTAAGATTGTACTTTTCGTACAAAGGAACTTCTTTTCTCACGTCTTGATTTTCCATCCTTTCTATTTTTTTCTTGATTTTATTTACTCTCCTAACAACTGTTGATTCTGAAATTGCGCATTTTAACTCTATTTGTCTTATAGTATATCCTTTTGACAAACATTCAAACACTTTCATTTCATCCTCTGTAAAATTGCAATTAGCAATAAAAAATTCAAGTTCTGGCTTTGAGAAATCCGAAAACTTCTTCATAAGCCATTCTCCTTTATGTCCAGCACTCACAAGGGATAAAGTCTTCAAGAGACATCTGTGCATCTTCCCATTCCTTGTCGCTGATAAATTTTTGCTCCAGTTCTTCCAAAGAAACGTCTTTGAACACTGTGTAGCCAACTTCTTTTTCTTTCTGCATTGCGCGGTGGTATTCTTCCGGGTAGTTTTTCCAAACATCGTAAAAATAACCTTTACCGCCCTTAAAGCATGGTATGCAATTGTTGTGCTTTAATGATTTATAGGCACTCGGTAACTCAATTTTCCATTCGTCTTGAATGATTCTTTTACATTCGTCCGACGATATTTGCTTTTCAAACAATGGAAATTTGACTTTTCTTCCTAATTTTTCATTTCTAGCGATTGATTTTTGGACACGTCGCCACTCATCCGGACCATATCCAACGTATTCAATCCAATCTTCTCCAATGCTTTTAAGGTATTTGTAATATTGTTCTTTCATCTGTTGCTTTAACTGTTGGGTGCAGAACGGCATAAACTGTCCTGGAATCGCACTATTTCTGTCTATGCAATCCCAAATATCTTCGCCCCTGCCCCATACAGTAATTGGCAATTTTAGATACCTTGCAACTTTCAATCTGAATTTTTCTGAATCTGCACACTCGCTTAATGTTGGAGTATGAAGAAGAACAATATCCTTTTTATCAATGCTTTTATCCTGCGTAAGTAAGTATGCTACATAACTGCTAGCGGCACCGCCGCTAAATAATACAACGTGTTTCATGACAACCACTCGACAAGAATTGCTTGTTCCGTGGATAGCAGATTTACGGCTTCCAATGCTACTTATTTGTTTTCACGCAATTTAAAATCTGCTTTATTCTCGCCTTTTTGCACCTTTAGGCAGTCAACCTTGGTCTACCAAGGATTCTGTCATTACTCCTTTCCAGTTATTAAGTATGAATATGGCAACGTTTCAATCCATTTGCAAAACTCTCGCCATTCATCAAGTTTATGGTTCTTTCTACTGTGATACATATTTGCCAGTACCTCATAATTCATCATAACATTACGAGTCTGATTATAGCTGCTTGGAAGAAGCTGAATCATCTGCCACCAAACGTCCTTATCGCGATTCTCTAAAAAGCTCTGTCTGAAAAGATTCAAATACCCAATAGTTGTTTCAAGGCATGCTTCAGAAGCAACATCCATGTGCTCATGAGAGAAATCATCCAGCGTAAACTCTTTTGCCTGAATTTTATGCATAGTACTACAAGAGTTTGCAACTGTACCAATTTTGTAAGTATCAAATTCTTTCCACCAATATAAAGGTGCGGTAATTCTAACATATACCGGCATCATTCTCATGAATTTTCGATGATCTGTTCCAGTTTGGGATAATCTCTGCATAAGAGACTTGTCGTTTTTTCCAATTCCGAAACCATCACTAGAACTCCATTCTGCATTTTCACAATTATAAGTTCCCTCATAGTTGCAACCGTAGCAACCAAGATTGCAATTAACACTGTCACTTTTATCCCAACTGTTCATTGGATTTCTCATACCCTCGATGATGAATTGCATTTGCTCTGGACTAGCCAGAACTACGTGTTCAATTTTAATCATTCTTCTTTTCCTCCTTTTTGTCGTGCACAGCAGAAATAAGTTCACTTATCATATTCTGTGTGCGATGATTTATATTGTCGTTGATTTGTGTAGTTCGATAAAAGGCATCATATAATGTGTCAACATAATGTTTATATCTCTCTACACGTTCTTTGATGTCAAAATACAAACGAAAAAGAATTACAAATAGGATTGCTACAAGTAAAATAATTGCATTATTCATTTCAATCTTCCTTTCCTTGTTATTCTAGTGGATTTACGTTGCCTTTTTGCTGGAACTGGATATCCAGCACATCATTTAATTGTTGGATGTACCAATCAACATTGAATTTTGTCGGCTCTTCATCCATTTTTATGGATTCGTCAGAGATACACTTCATAAGTGTTTGAATCCTCTTTGTTCCAAATCCAAAATGTTCATGCAACGCAAGAAAAATTATCCCTGCTGCCAACTCCATTCCTCTGTCGTGTCCATACTTATAGTACCTTTGCATGAGTTTTTCAAAAGCATTTTTGCCGATTCCACTTTCGGTCTGCTTGATAAACCATTGCTTTTCATTCATCGACAATTTGTTTTTGTCATGCTCTTTTTGTTCTCTGCGGATAGCCGCTCTTTTGTTCCTTGCCACTTTACTTACCTCCTAATATTTTCTTTACATTGTCTTTTTCAATGTCTAGTAAAAGAACAACTGCTTTTTTCAAGACAATGACTTCGTTTTTTACCTTTCTAATTTCAAAGTTCAAAATTAAAATCATAAGCCACGTACACAAGATTATAATTAAATCGCCCATTTTATTCTCCTTTCAATTCTTTTAGTTTCGCCTCCGCTTCTCCTTTTGTTAAGAATATGCCTTTTCCAAAAGAAAGATCGGTAATAAAACCGCTAACAATGTTGTTTGTTTTTTCGCATATGATTCTAAACATTTTTATTTCTCCTTTAGCAGGTATTAAAACGGAATCAACATAGCACTTATATATTTTGTATTCAGAATCTTTGCCTTTCTCAACAGCAACAACCTCAGATACAGAAAGTGGTGTTGCAATTACCCAAACAGTATTTCCCACCTTGCAAGGCAGTTTCAAAAGCCTGCCTTGCTCTTCTAAATCTTCGTAATCTGCTAATTTTGTAAGAACATCAGAACCAAACTTATTAGGAAATCCTTTATCATCTGCAATAGGTTTGATAGAACTAGCACTACCATCAACATTCCGTATTTTCCCTGTCAATCTATCATTCATAAATTCCACCGCCTTTCACGATTTTAAATGCATCTTCAAGCTCAACTACTGGAATTGTTCCAAGTTGTTCCGCTTCATCCTTATTACTGTATATTTCCAACTGTTCCACAACCTCATCCACATCATAGGCTGTCTTGCAATTGTCAATTACATCCAATACAACCTTTTTCCAAAGATGTTCGATATTGCAATTTGATTTTTGGATTTTGGATTTTAATTTGTCTGCGTCAATTAGTCTCATTCTTCTTCACTCTCCTTAATTTTTCTTAATTCATCAATTATTATTGATGTATTATAAACCAACATTTCTAATAACTTATCTGTTCGGTTATTTGGTTTTTCTGAAATTGGCAAATGGTTTATTCTCTCTGCATTATCAATCAATCTGCTCATTCTTCCTCGTCCTCCTTGTACGGTTCAGGTAATGGTCTCCATGCGATAACTTTGCAATCACGTCCAGAAGAAACTTCGCCACCCCATCTTTTAAAATATTTGTTATAATATCCGATTTCGAATTTCTGATTCATTTCTCCCTCATGAGTGCCTTGCATTATTCTATATTCGTACCAACAAAGAACATCATCATCATTTTCGGGCAACCTTTCACTACATGGAATCCAACCATCGTTGTGTTCATCTTCACCTCCTACAATTTTTACTTTGCACCCGAATTTTTCTTCAATCTCCTGCATTGTCACTTCTTTGTGTTTTTTACGTTCCCAAATGAGTTTACCTTTCTTAAAAAATGCATGAAAAATATCCTCTGGTTTTTCGTATATTTCCATTATGTCAAAAAGATCCATGTTTTTATTCTTAAATGTCATATCCGCATTATAACGGGTTAAAGATATTTGTGTATTATAAAATTCCAAAATATTTTTGTACCCTGCAAGAATATCTCCATAATAAAAAACATTTTTCAAAACAATGTATGGATCTCCATTTCTCAAAACAACAACCATTCCGTCTTCTAAATCATTCAATGTCATAATCATTCCTCGCTTTCTTTTTCAATATGTTTTAGTTTCAACTGCTCCGCAACTGCGTTTTTGTATTCAGTTTTCAACTTCCCTGCAAAATCATCAATAGCCTTGTTGTAACCTCTTGCTTGCCAGATTAAAGTCCATTTGTTTTCTCTGAATGCTTTCAGTTCTTCCAACCATTCCGCAATTTGCTCGTTTTTTTCAGCATAAAAATCAAGTTCGATGCAATTAAGGGATTTTGCAACTCTTCTTTGTTCTTCTGCTTCATCTTTATATTCTTGTATTACTTCATCTAATTCTATTTCCATATTATTCTCCTCCTTCTAACAATTCTGGATTGTCAAAAATGTTGCCAATAACTTCATCCTGTTGCAAACTCCAGCGCATTGTCTTAGAGTAGGTGAAAATAGGAGCTTGATACTTAATGAAATCAATTCTCGTTCTATCCGTTCTATCCCATTCGTATTTTAAAATATCATTCTCCCAAATCAACTTGCCATTCTTGTCTTTCAAGCCTGTGCATTGGCAGATTGTAGATGGATCTACTTCTTCCGAACTTCTTGCATCACCAAAAATAGGTTTAATAAATGCTTTGCCTGTTTTATGAAATGTGAGAAACCCAATTTTCCACTCCCCATTATCAATCATCTTTGCCTTGAATAAATATCTATCGTTTATCTGCTAACTCCTTTCATTCCATTTTTCAAGTGCTTTTTCTTTCATTCTGTCATCATATATACCGATTTCATATTTTTCTGCATCTCCGTATTGTCTACCCAAATAAGAGATAGGTTTGCTTCTTGCGTGGCACTTATTGCAATAGCAGTATACTTTCATTTTAAGAATCTTATTAAAGCTATTATACAAATATATCCCGCAATCTTTGTGTTTTGCGGATATGCTTATACTTCCACAAAATGGACAAGGCTTTACATTTTCCATCTTCTTAGTCCACTCATTTTTCATAATCACTACCTCTCCTTTCTTCAAAATCCTCGCAAGTATCATTGTATTCCGTCCAATCGGCGCAATACTTACTCTCGCCATTGCAACATACCCATCCTTTACTTTCTTTCTCGTATTGATGGTATTTACAGTTTCCACATATTTCGCTCATTTTATAATACCTCCTTACGTTCTTTTAAATGTATCATCATAGTCAAAATCGGGGCAAATTTCCGAATTTTCTACATCTCGTATGTAATCATGAATATCGGCGCAACAATAAGCACCACCTATTGTATCTTCTGTACACATACAATACCAACAATATTTACAACACAATCTTTCTTTTGGAATATTTTTGTTCATTGTGATTTCTCGCTTTCTTTCAACCAATCTAGGCAACTTTTTTCTCCCTCATATTCTTCGCCAAATGTATTTTTGAATTTTGTAAGAAAAACTGCCAACTCATCATCCGTCATGTTTCTGATTCTTTCTGCGTTAGTCATTCAAAATCAATTCCTTTCTTTTCTAAATTTTTCTTTACACATTCAATGCAAAGTTCTTCGCCGTCTAGTATGTACAATGTATCTTCATCCGAGCCACATTCATCGCAGTAATAATGCTTGACGTGACGGAATCTGCAACTATCGCCCATACAAGGATAGGCAGGTGTCGCACAGTATCGGCATTCGTTTTCTTCTCTAACCACAAGCAGCACCCCATTCTTTTAATTTTTTTCTTGCTCCTTGTACACAAGCATGAACCCATTGACGAGATACACCCTCTGATTTTGCAATTTCAGCAAAACTATAACCTTTGATAAGAAGTAGAATATATTTCTTCTCTCTGTTATCCAGCATTTCAATCAATTCTCGCATTCCAAAAATCTCTCCCCAATCAGGGTTCTTTTTATCTGGAATAATCGACTGTAGTGTTTCGTTTTCTACACTTCCATCTTCCGAATAGCAATAGTCCAGCGACAATTTATTCTCATCGTCAATTTTTCTTGACTGTCTCCCGTTATAATTTATTTCACGGATTATTGAGTTCTTTATCGCCTTTACCGCATAGGTGGCAAATGGTCCTTTCTTTTTGTCCCACAAAACTGCTGCATTACAAAGCCCAATACACGCATATCCATGCCATTCTTCAAGGTCATCTAAGTGCATGACACTAAAAATCACGTATGGAACTAATTTATAGTTTTCCTCGACAAGTTTCTTTTGTTCCTCTGTCAGCATTTTTTCCACCGCCCTTTCACTTCGTCAAGAACCGCAATTACGATGTCTTGACACAATTTTCCGTACTTTTCCCCCAAAAATATTCCATCGTCCGTAAATTGTTTCCAGTAATCATCGGAGTTTTCGGGATTGTAATACTTTTTTCTCCAGTTCCAGACATCCGTCCACATTTTTTGTTCTTCCGGAATATCTGACGCTCTCACACTTGACATGGTGTCCACTCCTTTCGATTAAGTAAATGGCGATTCTTCGTATTCCGTCTGAACGAATCCGTCTGATTTATTCCATCCAAGAAGATAGTCCGGGTCGTCATTGTTTCCATAGATCCTTTTTGATTTTTCATCAAACTTAACTTTCCAGCCGTTGTAATTCGTTCTGCCAAACACACGATTTTTGGTAACTGCAATAATTCTTGGAAACTCGTCCATGTCCACCTCGTCCTTATTGACGTTGTAGTGGATGATTACTCCTGCGGAATTGACGATGTCGGAATCTCCACGAATTGAATCATCCATATCTTCATCATCAATACCACTATCTTTCCTTTTGTGCGCTACCAAAATAATACAAACGTTGTAGAATCTAGCCATATCCTCTAATTTATGGGATATATTGCTTTGGGAATCCAACTTACTTCCTTTGACATTTGTCTGACTAATCATCGTCATAAGATTGTCTATCAGAATCACTCTCACATTCTGACTTATAATCATCTGTTCAATAGTCTTTAAAAGGTCGGTATCTTCGTCATTCACCATCGTTCTATCGTAAAGCATACATTTTCCTCGATACCACTCTTCAATCTCTTCTTTGGCTGATTTACGAACGTAGCGACGGACATACTCGCCACAATTTTCTTCAATCACATTCTGCGGACCAGCGGATTGAAAATCTATAGCGGACTTAAAAAGGAAGTTCGGCAATTCCCCGGAATAAGCAAACACGTTGTAGCCACAATCAATCGCATTTCCTAAAATCTGACTTGCCAAAGTGGATTTACCTTTTCCGGATTTCCCAGTTATCAAGTTGACACATCCAAATATCAAGCCGCCACACAAGAGCTTGTCAACCTCTTGTATTCTTGTTGGTATCTTTTCAAGTGAATACGGATCCACGTCTTTTACGTCAGCAAGGTCAATCACGTTTTCTACCGGAATCGGTATCGCATTCTCAACGCATTTTATGACTTGTTCCTTACCATATTTAAGAAGAATCTCATTTGCGTCTTTACAGTCAAGATAATCTTCCTCTCTGACGTGCTTAATCTTCGTTTTAAAACGTTTTGAAAGTTCATCCAGTAAAGATATAGTCTCTTTCTCATAATCGCCAAATACGATAATTTCTTCCCATTTGCAAAGCCAATTCCAACAATAAGGAACCCACGTAAATCCTTTGGCGCCTGTCGGAACAGATACAACATTGTTTATTCCTGCCGTAGCAACTGCCAAACAATCCATCTGACCTTCTACAATTACAAGTCGTTTAAAACTAGTGTCGCATTGTTTCATACCAAACAAAATAGGTTTTGTCTTTGATTCGCACCATTCTTTATTGGTATCCTTGGTCTTGTCAAAATCCGTTTTACGGTACTTAACAAATTTAAGTTTTCCATTTTCGTCGTAGAATGGAAACACCAAAATGTTAGGATTTTTGGTCTGCACCGTTATTTCGTACCTCTTTGCAACTTCTTCCGATATACCGCGGCTTTCCAAATACTGTAGTGCTTCTGGTTTTGGAATTACCGGTTCTTTCGGTTGAGGAAGTTCTCGGTACTTTTTCTTCGGTGCGTAGTATTCGTCAATCTCTGTTCCAAGAGAAAAGTCAAAATCTCTTGCAAGAGTTATCATATTTCCGGAAACACCACAACTTGCACGTAAGCACTTGTGTTGTCCTGTTTTGAGATTGATGGAAAATGTATTAACATTTCCACGTGTAGCTCTTGGTTTGCAATACGGACAAGTCTTAAAAAACAACTCATCCCCTCGTTCCTTACAAAGGATTCCTACGTGCCGGGCAAAATCATACGCATCGCTCGGATTGAATTCATACGGTGCATATCTCATTTGCCTGCCTCCATTTCAGTCCATTCTTCGTCAGACATTTCCGGTTCCTCATCTTTAGTCTCTCTAGCAATTTCTGCTTTCGGCTTTTCTACTCTATGTTTTTTATCCTTTGGTGCCAAATTCAAATAACTTTCAAACTTGGTACCAAACAATGTCTGTGGTCGCAGATACTGTTTCATCTTCTCGTTAGATTTCCATTTTTCACACATTACATCTATCACTTTCTTGAAATCTTCCAAAGTAAATCCGTCTGCAAATCTAGCCTTGATAAATCTCTGTGTGCTACTGGAATCAGATTTAAACTTGGTATCTGCATTTTCGTTCAAGTAAGAAATAACTTCCGCATACGGAATATTATCTTTCTTTCTTTTCTTCTCATTCTTATCTTCTTTTAATATTGTGTTCGTTATCTGATTGTCAACAGTTTGCATTCTGTTTGCATTCTGATTGTAATTCTCTTGATACTCATTATACTTAACCACCGTAAATACGGTGTATTTACCATGGTTTTTGTTTGTAATCTCGCCTGTGCTTTTCAAATGCTTTACGGCAGTTCTGATTTCGTTTTCCGTAAGTGATGTTGCTTTTGCCAAATCGGCGGTTGATGCCGGAAACGAACCTCTTGGAATCTCAACACCTTTATATCTTCCATCTTTCCAGTAGGCAGATAAAAGCATAAAGAGAAACAATCTCGATGTGTTAATATCTTGCCACCATTCCCATTCCAGCATTTTTCGGTCAATCTTAATGAAATTACCCATTGGAGTGCTGCACCCCCTTTTCTTCAAGTTCTGTAGTTTGTAGGTTATTTCATTCTCGATCGGATTCTTTTCTGCTTTTTATCTATCCATTCATTTATCTGATCGTTTGAGACATCGTAGATTTCTTTTAAGAGTTCAATTGAAATCAAAACATCTGCCATTTCTTCCGCAAGGTGGTTTTTATCTGACTTCCCTCGTTTTTGTTTGCTGATTGCCTGGATAAGTTCCGCACATTCTTCCATACAAACTGTAGACTGTGCGTCTTTTCCGTAATAAACAATGCTATCCTTAATGATTTCATTATCAATCTTGACAGAAGAATTGACCGGCTTGCAATCGTATTTTCCATTATAAAATTCAATAAACGTTTTTAAATCAAAACATGGAAGAGTTTTCCAAGACGATTCTTCGCCAAATTTACAAGCATAACTAGGTTTATCTCCGTCCATGTTGTCATAAACAATCACTAACAGATCATCCAAAACTGCGGAATCTCTAACTTCCAACTCGACAACATCCTCTAATGAAACACTATTTTGTGTTGGCTTGCCACCATATAATGCAATATAATTTTTATCTGCCGGATAAATTTCTACCACTTTTAAAAAATAGCCACTAGGATAGGAAAATCTTTGGGTAAATGTTGGATATCCTGCGTTTTCCAGTAAATTCATCAGAACATGGCATTGTTTTTCTGACTTGATATCTACTACAACATTTTCTTTTAACTCTTTTAATTTCATTCTCATTTACCTCTTTATTTCAAATTTTTCGCACGGAACATTTAAAAGGCAAGCATATTGAGTATATAACCCACTAGATACTTGATATCCATTTTTGCAAGCACCGCAAAAAGTTTTTCCACAGTTTGATTCCGGACTTTCTTTCTCGATATTGTATTGCAATGCTTCTAATTTCCTTTTTAATTCCGAATTTTCAGAATACGCTCTATCCATTTTTTCTTGGATTATTTCGTATTTTTTCTTGCTTAAAATTTTCATTCCACATCGCCTCCTTTCAAATCTCTTACAACTTTAATTTTCTTTCCGCAATTATTGCAATAAATATCAATTCCTGTCGCACAACAAATTCTTATTTGTCCACAACCAGTATGATAAACAGGCAATCCGTTAGGTTTATCAACAATGTGCCATTCGCAATATTTGTTTTCTTCTTCCTCTGCAATTTCAATGGCAAAATGAAGTATCTGGTCGTATTCTGCATAGTTGTTTTCTTTGTATGTCTTTTGCAAATTCTTTAACTTATCCGAAATCACACCCATCAATCATCCCCCACTTTCAATAACTCCATAAACTTCTGATACTGTTTCTGCGACACCTTATTGCCAGCCTTATCCTCTCTAATTTCGATTTTAAGGTGCTTTTCTGCGATATGGGATAATTCCCTTGCCAATACTTTTTTGCCTTGCTGTATGCCCTGCATATAGCCTTTAGGTGCTTTTCTTTCTCCGATAGAACCACTTGCACGATTTTCTCCCTGACCGCCAAGGCTGACGTTTCTTAATTGATATCCAGTATCTGCATACAATTTGATGAAGTGCTTCTCTCTTTCATCAAGCTCGCTTTCTGGGAAATTAAGAAACTCCACTCTCCATCCATGAGGGTTCTTCTGCTCGTCATATAACTTGTGCTTACGCAAACTAAGGTCAATATGTTGCTCATACCCTGTCATATGGCTTGCTAATCTCGTAAGTATCTTTACCGCCTGTCCAATGTAAGCAAATCTGAATCCGTTTTCATCTTCCCGAAGAAAGAAGTAAATTCCGCTTTCATCGTTCAGTTCTGGATTCAATTTCAACAATTTTTTCTTGTTTTCACTTTCAATTGCTTTTGCCCTTGCAATGTTCTGATATCTGCTCAAACTTATCACTTCCTAACTTTAAATTTACTCCCACCCATTTTCTGATATTTACTTATTTTTTGACACATAGATGTCAGATTTCAAGATACAGAATGGGCGAACACCGGTATGGGTGCGGCAATAACTGGCGCCGACGTGGCCGTCCGGCGAAACCGTAGCGATTGTTCTAACATTACCATTTTTATCTGAACCCCAAGGCGTGCAAGTCCACCACCAATCATCCAAATCTTCATTTGGGATAAATTCATGGTATTTTCTAACCTCGTCAAAAGTCATCGGACGTACTTTTGACATAAACATTCCACACTCGTTTTCTCCGCAAACAGAACGCAAGTCGCATAAGTTTCCGACAATATTTTCTGCTCCGACTTCTTTTTCAATGATTGGCAAAATTTCATCTTCGATTTTGTCTTTCAGAACGGAAGCACGATAATTTCTTGCATCTGAATCAAATGCTACGTTTTCAATCATGAAATTCTTAGATACAACACCTGTTAAATCAGAATCACCGCCATTAACCTCAAAAACTTGCTCCAGAATGATAAATTCATGCTCTCCAATCATAAAAGTTTCGCCCGGTTTTAAATCTTTAAGTTGCACCTTTTCTTCTTTTTCTTCCGCTTCCAGTCTTGCGACCAGATCTCTAGCCATTTCCAATGTCGATTTATTCATTTTGTTTCCCCCATTTCTTTTAATTAAACGGTAATCCATCTTCGATTCCGTCTGGAATATTCATAAAATCATCATCGGCACCATTTGTCTGTGCCGGCTGATTCTGATTTTGTGTTTGATTGTTACTTTGTGCCGATTTTCTTTCTGCAAATTCAACTTCTTCTACTATAATCTGAACGGAATAAACCTTTTCTCCGTTTTTGTTGGTATAATTGTTGTTTTCAATTCTTCCAACAATCCCCATTCTGCTGCCCTGCCGAAAATACTTCTCGACAAATTCAGCGGTTTTACCAAATGCGGTACAGTTCAAGAAGTCAGCGCTTGTTTCTCCATCTTTGGCGAATCTACGGTTTACCGCAAGGGAAAATCTAGCAACCGCCATCTGTTTTTCCCCTTGTGAATATCTGATTTCCGGATCTCTTGTAAGATTTCCAAGCAAAATTACTTTATTCATTGTCAGATTCCTCGCTTTCTTTTTCCTGTTTTCTTTTAAAAATTTCCAATATTTCTTCCGCAATTTGTTTTTCAGATTTAAAAACATTTTCAGCACAACGTCTCATTAGTTTTTCTGCGGTTTCCTCGCCAATTTGCGCTTTCATAGATTTATAAATCGCATTTCCAATGAAAGTCCATTGTGCCATTAAATCATTTTGGTTTCCTTTAATTACCACTTTTTTCTTATCAAATTTAATCATTTCAATCTTCCTTTCCTAAAATTTATTTTCTGTCTTAATATCCGCCGGATTTTTTCATAACCTTTTTAAATTCTTTGGTAGAAATTCCATATATTTCTATGTATTCATAGTAATAACTGTGCAATACAACTATGCCATCCTGATTATAAATAATCTCTCTTTCATCACCTGAAAGAGATGGAGAATTAAACATCTGTATTCCGTGCTTAAATTCATTTTTCAAAAACTTAATTAGTTTTTTTATTCTTTTTTCTGTTTTCAAAACGGACATTCATCTCCTTTCTTTAAAATCCATTCTTTGTTAGGCTCTGCAACGTCCACGTTTGCCGATTCAAGAACCGATTTAACCTCTTGCATACATTCTTTGGGGTCTGCCGATTCTTTGCTCATATGGCACAGTATGACGTTCTGCAATGTGCTTGAATTGTTTGCGGTTACAAAATCTTTGACTGTTTCCAGTTCCATGTGCCCTCGAAAAACGTGTTCTCGTTTTCCTGCCACTTTGCTTAGGTACTTCTTTTGGTAATTGCACGAAACCAAAATGTGATTTAGGTTTCTGAATCTCCACTTGACAAATTCCGTGTCGGTCACGTAAAGCAAGTTACCCATTTCTGGATGGCTGATAATGAATCCGTAACACGGACACTCGCTACCATCCGTGTTTGTGTGGCAAAACTTTCCATCCTTATCTTGCATAGGAACCGTAGAAATAAGAAATGGTGCTTTCTTGAAATTCATTGCCTTGTAGCACTCTTCGTAAGGCTTATAAACCTCAATTCCAATCTCTTCAAGTTCTTTTGCCGACTTACTATGGTCTTTGTGGTGGTGGGTAACAATGCACCCAGCCACACACCGCAAATCGTAATTCAATCCTTTTTTTATCTCTCGGATTGAAAGACCACAATCAAGGATAAGGGTTTTGCCATTGCTATCAGTCAACAGATAGCAATTACCGCTACTCCCGCTACCAAGGCATTTCAAAATCATTCCTGCACCTCTTCATCTTCCGGAAACCGGAAATACAGAAAATCTTCTTTGTAAAGAGTAAAGTTTTTATAGTTCTCTCTTAACTTTTCCATGACCTTAATTGCCTTTTCTTCGCTTGAATAAGAAGCGATTTTAAAATCTTCGGAAATTCCCGATTCAACTCCAATAAGGTTTTTATTCAGCCAGTAAATGCCATCACTATACCGCTGAATTACTACTTGATCGTATGGAACATCAAATGTTCCGTCTTGGCTTATCAGTCTCATTCTTCGTCCTCCATAAATTCCGGTTCAACTGCTGCCGATTCAAAGTCTTCTGAATTAGCACCGCTAGAAATCTCCTTTTCGACTTGCTCCTGCATCGTTTCCAACGGATATTCCTTAAAATCTCCGTCAATAATTTCTTCCTTGGTATAAAGTCCCATTGTAAGTTCTGGACAGTTCAATCTTGCAAAAAATGATGCGGCTCGATATCTCAACATCAACTGTGGCATCGTTTTCCACTTTGAACCGTTTTTCTTTGTCCATCCCTCGGCATCTGCCATATCCATGTCAACTACCATGCCGTCAATTCTTCTTCCTGCTTTCATTGTCCAACACTGGCAAGAAAAAGGCTTACCGTTTTTCTGCTTTTCATCGTACTGCAATTCAATATCATAATTTCCGCTATTGTTTACCTGCGCAATCAAAAACTGTGCGCTCCAACAAGGTTTTCCTTGGATTGGATAAAGATTCTGCATTACCATCATTGGACTTACTTTCATTCTTTGTGCTTGCTCAATAGCAATCAAACAGTTTGACGAATTGTTCTGGTATATCGCTGGAACAATAGTCGATGCTGACAATGCCTTTGCCATCTGCATCGCCATAACAAAATTATCCGATGTTCCAAAAATACCAAGGCTATAATCCGTTACCTTGTTATTATGTGCCGTTACTTCCTTTTTTTCTTCCTGTACAACTACTTCATTCTTCTCTGCCATGTTTTTTACCTCTCTTCCTTTACATATTCAATAATTTCAACCTTTTCTCCATCTGGAATCTCATCGCAATCTCTTATCCTTATAAGCATTTCCTTATCTACAAAAGGTGAATACCCTATATGGAAACAACAACCAAGCTGGTCGTCAACAATCGGAACCTCTGGAGATGCACTTCCATCTTTAGCACGAATGATAACAGTATCTCCGACCTTTAACTGTCTTCCGTGGCAATCGACAAGGTTTGTTTGTTTTCCAATAGTTCCATAATTGACTTTAAAAACCTTCGTACATTCAAGATGTGGCTTAAATTCATTTTTTTTAAGAAATTTTAAGCCAGGTTCTCCGACCAAACAGCACATCTCCCGATTGGTGTCATCTTGAATTACTATTCCTTTGTAATCATAAAACTCAAGGTCTCCAATTGCGACAATTCTTCCAGTTAATCCATTTGGGGGAAGAGAGCCATAAGTATATCGAGTTGCAGTTTTTAAAGCAATTTTATTTTCGATAAAGAAATACTCATTATTTGTAAACGAATATCCATTATCAATAACCTCTACAATATCTCCAACCTTAAATCCCATAATCATTCCTCGCTTTCTCTTAAAATTTCTAATTCACGTTCTGCTCTTTTAAGTGTTCCTTTTGCTATGTATACTTTTTCTTCTGCTCTTTCAATAAACTTCTTCTTAGCATACTCAAAATCAGGCGTTGTAAGAATTAAGAAATCGTTTACAATACGACCAATATCATCTTTTTCACATTTGTGATATAATTTGGAAAACACAATGAACAAGACCTGTATGTTTTAGGCTTTTCCTCTGCTTCGCAAATTTCTACTGAAATGCCTAAATTACCATATTGTTTGCTTGTGTTTGCCGTGTAAAAATACAGTTTCATATCACACCTCCTTAATTTCCAGTTCCGCATTGTTTGATACTGCCAACATAATCAACTGGCTTTCCACCATTTCAGCAACTTTCTTCTGATTTTCCTCGTCCAATGATTCCAAATCATCCAACCAAATCGGACAATTTACACCGCTGATTTTCTGAATCGAACGACAGATATCTACTCTGCCAAGGATTCTGTTTCCCTTGTTGGACATCGTTGTCAAAATAGACTTGCCGTCAATCATCGGAACGCAAACGGATTTATAATTTCCGTTCTTGGCGGTTTCGAACAACTGCCAATTGACAATTCCAAACTTAGAATTGATTTCTTCCGATAATTCCTCGTTTTTGGCTTTCTCCAGTTCTTTCAGCAAATCCAAGATTTTCTCTGCATCTGCCTTTTCCTGTTCTTTGTCAAATTTAGACTTTTTCAATTCTTCCAATCGGATTTCGTCTGATTCCGTATTGGCAGCGGAAATTTTTCTGTCCACTTCTGCCAATTCAGAACGGATTCGTTCTTCTTCTGTTTTTAATTCCGCTTTGATGTCTTTGAGATCCTGCATTTTCTTCATTGAATCTTCTCGATCAGCAATTTTTGATTCAATCTCTTTGTATTTGTCCGACTGCTTGACATCAATTGGCTTGATAGATTCCAATTCTTTCTCAACGGAATCGTATTCAGCAGTCAGTTTTTCCGATTCCTCATTTTTCTTTTGGATATTTTCCTCAATGTTTTTCAAGAGGATTTTTGAATCGTCAATTGCTTTCTTTAAGGCATTCCCTCTTTCCACAATCTGTTTCAATTCATCCGCTTTGTGGCTTTCAAATTCTGCCCGCATTTCCTCTTTTTTCTCTTCCGGGTATTCTTGACCGCAATAAGAACAAACAAGGCTTGATTCGTCAAATTTCCGCTCATTTGCAATTTTCCATAACGTTGCCTGCTCGTCTTTCTTCCGCTTATTGTCCGCGATCAATTTTGTTTGGAGTGCCAAATCGCTACTCAATCGTGCCAATTCGCCCTTGCATCGCCCGATTTTTCCAAGAATTTCGTCTTTTTTGTTCTCCAATCCGTTCTTTTTGGATGCAATTTCTGAATTTGCTTTCTGCTCCATGCTTGACAGTTCGAATTTCAGATTCATAACATCGTTGACCGCGTTCTCAAACCCATCAATCAATTTATCATTGTCTACCTGCACCTTGATATTCGCATCAAGTTTTGATTCCAAATCTTTTTTGAAAAGTTCAAAGTCGGAAACATTGGTTTCCTGCTTGCTAGCGATATCTCTCTGCTTTTCTTCAATCTGCCCCTTTAATATAGGAAGAGATTCGTCAACGTCTTTCACTTTCTTCTGATTCATCGCCTTGATTTCCTCTGTGGTGTAGTTCTCCAAAAGAGAAGAAAGTTCCTGCAATCCATCCGTTTTCTTGTCGATGTCTAAATCAGTCGTAGAATCTACTGTCTTAAATAAAAAGTCTCGCATATCAGCCGGTTTCTGATTCAGAAACCCATTGATATTGGTTGACATTTTTAGAACAGACATATCAATACCAAGATATTCCTCAAACTCTTTCTTTGTCTTTAGAACATCGTTTATGTAGTATTCGTTATTGTCCTTGTAAGTAGTACCGTCTTTGGAACGCTTGCGTTTCTGCACTTTACGCATGGTAACTTCTTTTCCATCCACGTCAAGTACCAGTTCCACGGAAACTTCCTTATCCTCAACCGGCTTTCCGTCAACCTCTCTGCGTACTTTTGGGTTGCTTCTTAATTCGTAGTCACAGTCGAACAAACACCACATAAAGGCATTGACGATTGACGACTTTCCCTTGCCGTTCTTTGCCAAAATTTTGGCAATCTGCGGAAAATCAAGCATTACCGTCATGTAATACATAAAATTTTCCAGAATCATTCTTTTTAACTTAATTACCATCTTACTTATCCTCCTTAACCTCTACAAATTTCCCATTTTCCAATCTATAGAATGTATCTGCTTTAATTATTTCTCCGTCAACAAATTTCGTTTTTACGCATTTTGGAATCCATCTATCTTTTTCAAAAGATTTTTCCCATTCAGAAAGAGTAATCCAACTTCCTTTCTTTGCTCTCACAATTGAATTGTGACCTGAGCAACATATGACCGAATCTTCTCCTTCTGACGTGATCTTTGCGTAATCTCCGGAACTGC